AGTCCGCCGGGTCGCGCTGTATGCCCGCGTGTCCACGTCCGATCAGCGCACGAACGCCGCGCAGCTCGAGGCGCTCCGCGATTACGCCGCGAAGCGCGGATGGGAGGTCGTGCACGCGGTCGCCGAGGTCGGGTCGGGCGCGAAGGCCACCAGGCCGAAGCGTGAAGCGCTCCTGAAGGCCATCCGGCGACGTGAGGTCGATGCGGTCCTGGTCTACAAGCTCGACCGATGGGGCCGCTCGCTGCGCGACCTGGTGACGACGCTCGAGGAGCTCCGCGAGATCGGCGTCGCCTTTGTGAGCCTGTCGGACGCGATCGACATGAGCACGCCGAGCGGTCGCGCGTTCGCCGGCATGCTGTCGGTGTTCGCCTCCTTTGAGCGCGATCTGATCTCCGACCGCGTCCGTGGCGGCCTCGAGCGCGCCAGGAAGGCGGGGAAGTCATTCGGTCGGCCGGCGCCATCGGCGAAAGGATGGCCGGCGCAGCAGCACGCCGAGCGCATCCTCGAGCTCGCTGGCCAGGGTGTCAGTAAGCGCGCCATCGCGACGCAGCTCGGGCTGCACCGCACGTCGGTGCGCCGCGTGCTGGCGACCAGCACCAGGCACAAATGACGGCAGCCGTCACCACCCGACCCTTCCGAGGCCCGCGCGATGCGGGCCTTGGTGTTTGTGGAGGCATGACGTGAGCCGCCCTCGCTCTCGCCCCGGAGGCCGGCCAGGAGATCGCGAGCCGCGGTTGCCGGGTGGGTTTAGTCGCTGACCTGGAGGATTTGATGTCGAAGGATTTCACGGCCGCGGATCTGAATTGGCTTGACCCCGACTATAGCGAGGTGATTGCCGAGCGAGCGCGTCAGTTGCGATTTATTCGTGCGAACCCTTCGGTGTTGCCGCACTTGGCGGAGCACTACCGGACGCACCCGGCAGATTTTATAAATAGTTGGGCCGTCACGTTAGATCCCCGCTCGATTGCGAAGGGGCGTGCCGCGTTGGTGCCGATGATCCTATGGGACCGGCAACGCGAGCTCGTTGGTTTTCTGTACGAGCGATGGCTCGGTGGCGAGCCTGGCGTGGTCATAAAAAGCCGCGATGTTGGCGCTTCGTGGTGTGCGATGGCGCTTCTCGCGACGCTGTGCATTTTCGAGCGCAATTTCGCTGCTCTTGTGTGCTCGGCCACGGAAGTTAAGTTGGATCGCGTTGGCGATCCTGACACGCTATTCGAGAAGGTCAGGCAGTTCGTCAAGCACTTGCCGCTCGAGTTTCGTGGTGGGTGGAGTGAGGCGGCGAGCCCGTACCTGCGCTGCAATTTTCCCGCGACGGGTTCCTCGATCACTGGCGAGGCGGGTGCCGCTGCGGGCCGCGGTGGCCGAAAGAGCCTGATCATTGTGGATGAGTCGGCGCATTTTCACCAGAGCATTGCGGCGGCTCTCGCGGCAACCAGCGATTGCGTCGTGCACATGAGCTCTGTCAACGGCATGGCGAACGACTTTGCGGTGATGGCGCACAACAGTGCGATCCCGCGTTTTGACATCAGGTATAGCGACGATCCGAGAAAAGCGCCGGCCTCTGGGTGGTACGAGCGGAAAGTCGCGCAAACCGATCCGGTGGTGTTTGCGGCCGAGTACGACTGCAACTTCCTCGCGAGTGTCGAGGGGCAGTTGATTCCGCCCGCGTGGGTGCAGAGCGCCATCAATGCGCACCGGAAGCTCGGCATCGAGCCCTCGGGCGCGAGGCTTGGGAGCTTCGATGTTGCGGACGAGGGGCGTGATAAATGCGCGGTGGCGGTTCGCCGCGGCGTTGTGCTTACAGGGTTGAAGAGTTGGTCCGGCAAGGGCGGGCATGTTGGCAAGTCGACCGCGCGGGCTTTCGGGATCTGCGAGCGCGAGGGCGTGCGGGTGCTGGCCTACGATGCCGACGGGCTGGGCGGTGGGGTGCGGGCGGCGGCCGAGGAGCTCAACGGGCAGCGGCGCGATGCTGGGCACGCGGAGCTCGAGGTGATTGCGTTTCGCGGCTCGAGTGCGGTGTTTGACCCCGAGGGGAGTTTGGTCGAGGGCCGGCTCAATCGCGACCACTTCCAGAATTTGAAGGCGCAGGCCTGGTGGGCGCTGCGCGATCTCTTCTACGCGACCCACCGTGCAGTCACCGAGGGGGCGGCCTTCGACGTTGATCACGTGATTGCCATCGATGGCGATCTGCCCGAGCTTAATCAACTGATTAGCGAGCTCTCGCAACCGACCTACGGGTTGAGCGTGAGCGGCAAGGTCGTGATCGACAAGGTGCCCGACGGGGCGGCGTCACCGAATCTCGCCGACAGCGTGATGATGCTTTACTCGCCATTCCAGCCTGGCGCGGCCTACTTCGGCGCAGGGCGCGCGGGCTCCACTCGAGCGGCCGTGTCGCCGGTCATGGCGGAGCTGCCGCGCATGGACGTGATCTTCGCGGTCCTGGTGATTCAGGAGGATTCGGCTGGTGTGATCTATGGGGCGAGTCATCACGGTGACGGTGATCGCGGGTGTGCGCTCATTGTCCTCGACTGGGATCTGCGCGAGCTGGATGTTGACACGCCGATCTGGGTGGAGGTGGCGACCGAGCGGCTCCATGAGCTACATCGGGACCATTACGACGGGTTCGCGCGGCTCTGTGGGTTCTACACCGACAAATCCGCGGAGGGGTGGGCCGAGAACCTGCGCGAGATGGGGCTGCCGGTCTCGCCGATTGGGGAGAAGGATTTGCCCACGATGGCGGAGCGCTTCAACGCGGCGCGTCCCTACTTCTCGCAGCAGCTCGTGCTGCTTGCGCCGTTTGCGAACGCGCGAGAGCTCACCTACCGGGGCGTGCGGCGAAACTTCCTGCGCGAGCTCCTGGCGGCCCCGGTGGTGCCCGAAAGCTCGGCGCTCGCGAGTGCGCTCGCGACGGGTTGCCTGCTCGTGTATCGGGGCCGCAAGCCCTTGGGTGTGATCAATCCGAATCCCGCGCCATGGCGCGCCCCGGTTGTTTTAGAGAGCGCGGGCCGCCCGCGCCTCCCCACTGTGGCGCCCGGTCCTGCGCCCCCCCGGCATGTGCCGGGTCAGTTAAACGGGGTGTTCTTGCGCAAGGGTATCGATCATGAGGTCGACGGCAAGGTCGTCCACATCCCGCGCACGGGCGAGCCTGACGAGCCGGACGATGCCTTCCTCGAGCTTCCCCCTGGGCGCCACTCAGTTGATGGCAGGGGCGTTCGCCTATGAGCGAGCTCCCGACCTTGCGCGGTGGGCACGCGGCGGAGGTCGACAGCATGATGCGCTCCGAGCGGTCGCGAGCGCAGCTCTCGCCCTGGCAGCGTGACCGTGCCGGCACGGGCGGCTCGCCAGGCCGCCCAGGGGCGCCAGGAGCCGCGCGTGGCGGCCGATGAGCTCCTCGAGCGGGCGGCGCGAACTTTTGCTCGTTACCAGTAACTGGCGCACAATGGCGGCCATGGGCAAGACAACGGCAGAGCGGCAGCGGGCCTATCGCGAGCGCATGCGCGCGCAGGGCTTGAAGCAGTTCGCGGTGTATGTGCGGCCGAGCGATTGGCCGCGCGTGCAGAAGTACATCGAGCGGTTAAACCGCCGCGGGAGCAAGGCATGAGCACCAAGGTCGCGATTTATTCACGTTTCAGCGTCGACGACAAATCGCAAACCGCCAGCATCGACGACCAGGTGCGCGTGTGTGAGCGCCTGGCAGAGCGCGAGCGCTTTACCGTCGTGGCGCGCTTCTCGGACGCCGCGATCTCCGGCGGCACCGCAAAGCGCCCCGGCTACCAGGCGATGCTCGCTGCCATGCGCCGCGGGGAGTTCGCTGCCATCGTCGCGGAGGACTTGAAGCGCTTGTGGCGCGAGCAGGCCGAGCAGTGGCGCTGCATCAAGGAGCTGCAGGACCGCGACGTGCACGTGATCACGGTGTCAGGCGTCGACAGCCGTCAGCAGAACTTCGAGGTGATCGCCGCCGTCATGGGTGCGGCCGGCGAGCTCGAGCGCAAAGAGGCCGCCTACCGCACCAGGCGCGGCCAGGAGGGTAAGGCGAGGCAGGGGCTGCCCACCGGTGGCAAGTCCTACGGCTACATCGCTGCGCGCGACAGCGGCACAAGGCGCATCGAGATCAACGAGAAGGAGGCAGAGGTGGTGCGCGAGATCTTCGCCTTGTACGCCTCTGGCATGGCGCCGCGCGCGATTGCGGCGAAGTTGAATACCGACAAGGTGCCATCGCCCGGCTCGAGCTGGAATCGCACGGTGCGGCGGAAGTCCGGATGGCTCGCTTCGGCGATCCACGGTGACCAGGCGAGAGGCACCGGCATACTCAACAATCGCCGTTACGCCGGCGTGATCGTGTGGGGGCGCTCACAGTGGAAGCGCGGCGCCGCTGACAGCAGCGTGCGGCGCGTGC